ACTCCACCTATATCAAACTCATACCACTCTGGTCTAAACCACGGATATTCCATTGTTTCAAAAACTCCATATTTTACTAACATCCAACCAAAGCCAGTGTAATCAACTGAAATTAATTCTTCCTTACCTATCATATCAGTTCTTCGTAAAAACGGAAAATATCCATTCTCTTTAAAAAAATCCTCATCCCATTTTTCAACTGTAGTATAGTGCATCATATCTTGCATCATATACAACCCAGAAACTATATCTTTTTTGTGATCTAATAAAGTAAAAAAATGTTCAGGTTTAAAAACAATATCTGAATCAATCCACATCATATAATCATAATCTTTGCCACCCCACGGCTTTTGATGTATCCCATTGGTAACATTACCACCCAAACACATATTTCTTACATAATAAAGATTCGGCGAATATCCGTACACTGCTTCCCATTCCACACCATGACTCGGTAATTCTGAAACTAAATTATTCCAAGACCTTAAAAAATTATCTGAAAAGGTTCTTCCTGGCAAACAAAATATTACTTTCACTTTTTCTTCCAATCCCAATCTATTATTGATTCAAATTGATCCAATAAAATTACTTTATCTATTCTCTTTTGTGCTGTCTCTAGATGTTTTGGGTTTATCTCCATACCAATAAAATCTAACCCTTCTCTCTTACAAACTACACCTGTTGTTCCACTACCCATAAAATTATCTAACACTATATCACCTTCTTTTGATGCTACTGCCAATATCCTTTCTACCAATCCTTCTGGCATTTGTGTTGGATGAACTCTTTCTTTCTTTGGAATGGAGTGTGGAATATACCATACTGAACTTAAAGGGTCGTGTATTCCACAATTTTCATTTAAATAGATATTCGATCCTTTTGACAAATGGTAAACTATTTCGTAATCTAAATGAAATCGTTTTTTGGTAGAATCAAATGAACCTGAATACTTCCAAATAATAAATGACTTAAAATCTAATAACTGAAATCCACTTGTGAACTCTAACCAATGTGCAGTTTTTAATAATTTGTTATGAGTCTTACTTTTAACATTAAAGAATAACTGACCACCATCTTTTAATACTCTTGCATATTCCTTAAATACTCCATCCATAAACTCTGAATATAACTTTAAAAATAATACATCTTTTGTTTGAGCTGCATATCCTGCTCCACTTACATCTTCATATGGTGGTGAAGTGATAATTAAGTCAATACTGTTATCATTTAACTTTCCTAATTCTTCTAAACAATCACCAAGTATTAACTTACTATTCCCCATGTGATTTCTTTTTCCATTTTTCAATATTCAAATAAACTGAACCAATTGAAAATACAATTAACAATATTACAAACATAGCTGTAAAAATATACTCAACCATTATTTACCTCATTTTTTCTCCCATATCCAAACTGGTTCACAAAACTTACCTTTAGTTTCTTTTATCATCTCCGGTAACCTATTAGTTTCTCCAGATACCACGGCAGTTCCAGCACCAATCGAATTTGGTCTGGCTGCCATCTCCATGCCAATACAACCAAGATAATCAGAGTCACTATATTCATCAAGAAAATCATTCATCGGATCACATATTTGTTGCCACTTCTTACCACCCTTAGAACCAGCACTTACATCAGATATATTGATACATAACTTACCACCACTTTTTAATGTAGGCCACATACTGTCTATTGCCTTATGTAAGAATTGAGTATTCCAACTATCAATATCTTTATACCTTACCCAACTTTGAGTATCATCATGACCATATCTTTCGACATTAAAATAAGGCGGTGATGTAAATATAATATCAAAGGTATCGTAATATGGTGTAAAGTCAAAATCTTCAGCCGCATCACAATGAAACTCAGCTTTCTTTGGCGTTTCAAAAAATGTTAACTGACTATCGTAATATTTAGCTTGTTCCTCATATATAGAATGATTCTCTTTACGTGGATCAACACCAACATATAGTTCTGTATTCATACTGGCATAAAACCCAGCCAACCTATCACCCCAACCTGCAGAGAAATCCAATACATTCTTGGCATTAAAGTAATCATACAGTGCCTTAGCCGCGTTGGGTTTGAACTGACTGCAAATGTATTTTCTCAACCCTAACATAGTTCTCAATATTGACTTATCAATTCTCTCCATCTTAAGTGTATAAGCTGAACCCATCAACGTTATCATAAACTTTTCAGTATTCCAAGTCCGTAGAGGACCGGGAGAAACACTTCCATCCACGGACCACCTATTTTCTTGTTGAAAATAATTTGATGACTTGTTACCAGTATTTAGCCGTTTGACATACCATTGTGAACCTTTATATGTAATAGGCCATCCATAACCTGTCTCTGCTCGAGCAAACCACTCACCTTCTTTTAACAAATCATAAACCCAAGTCTTTTTCAGATTGTTGAATTCTTTTCTGCAACCATCTTCTGATATATCCATATAAGGTGGTGGATAAGTCATGGCGACTTTTGCCAGACTTTCCTTTACATCATCTTTCTCGAATGTCTCTTTGATGTAAGTCCATTCTTCTTCGTTAATGTGAAGATATGGTTCTTGATTTAAAAATTTATCAAAATACGATAAATACATTATTCATCAAATAATTCTTTAAACAATTCATGTGATCTCTTGGACTTCTCTGACTTTTCTTTCTGTTTTACGGGCTCAACCTTTACATCATAATCACCCCGTTTCCACATATCATATTCAATCACACTTGACATCAGGTCTGCCTGATGAAGTACATAAGCAATATTAGTTTTAAGTTGTCTTTCTGGTTGATAACTTACATAATAGTTTTTATTTGCATCTTCATACATTCCATCAGTAAGTCGCAAACCCAAGTATTCTTGTTCTGACATTTTTATACCAAAGTGTTGTAGTAAAAACACAGCTCTATCAGTTACGGTCATGTAATGTAGTTTACCGTTATGTTTATAATACTCACCTCTATTTTTAATCCACCAATCGTTGTCTTGTGGTACATAGTAATCTTCAGCCAAATCTCCAACCTTACCCAAGTCATGATGAAGAGCTGCAAATATCAATTCTTCATCTGTAAAGTTTATGGTGGCACCATTCTGCTCCCACAGGTCGGCTATCTGTTTAGAAAACTTAACTATGTGTAGGATATGTTCAACATACCCACCAGCGTGAGCATTATGAAAATGTTCTTTACCACTTGCAGGAGCCAAACACATCCGTTCTTCAAAGTAATGATACATATTGAGAAGTTTTTCTCTCCGCTCACTTCCTTCTTCAAATGTATCTTTTACAATTTGAATTAATTTTTCCCAATTCTCTTGTATTTGTTCTGGTGTTAGTTCTTTCATGCGGCGACCTCTACTTTGTTTTGTTCAGGATCATTGATAAGTTCAAAGTTCTGTCTCCAACCTTTCAACAACTCCTCATTAGTACATAACCAAACTTTGGCTTGTATATTATTTTCTTGCATTATCCTCTTGAAATAGTCTCGTTTGATCTTTTTACTAGCTAAAGTATCAGTTACTAACACATTATAGTAACATGTTCCAGAGAGGATTTTAGATGTTATTTGATCAATGTGAGGCCAATCTTCTGATCCATTTTGAAACTCGGCATGAAAAACATACTCATTTGTTGGAGCATCTGTTTTTGCTATCAATAAATCATAGTTACGACCATCTTTATAGTTCTCTCTAACTGATCTGTTCTTAGGATTCTCAATATCTTGCATCGTAAGGTTGTTATCACTTAGATAAACTATACTATTGATAATAGCATCTCTATTTGCAGTAAAGGCTTTATCTTGAGTATTTAATATACTCACTATCGTATCAACCTTACCATCTTCTTTCTTTCTTTTATTGAAAGCAATAGATTTACTTGATTTTGTGGTCTCAAGTACATTTTCATAATGAATCTTACAGGCCATGGCTTGAGTATCTTCATCAACACCAGATGTTTTAATAGCAGGCCACTCTTTCTTGCCTGTTTTTTCGTGGAAAACCATAACAGTTTCCTTACACATCTCACGATGTTCTGAGGTTAAACCAGCTCTCTTCAACATCTCTTGCCACACATCATCTTGTATCAACTGAACACCTCTATGATTTACATAGATGTGCATTGGATTCTGACCACGACCACTAAGTTTTATAATGTCATTTCCACTTCGTTTACCTGGTGTCCTTGTTGCATCTCTGAGATGATCCCATTCTTTTATCCTTTCACTTTCAGCATTTAAAACTTGATATCCATAAACATCAAAAGTACCATCACCAATGACGACATCTTCTTGATACAAGTCTAAATCTCTGAAATTCTTAACTGCAGAATAGGAATCAATACCTGTTTTTTTAACAGCAGGATAATATCTTGGTCTACAGAACTCTGTCTTCCCATCACCAACTTTCACGAATATCTCGTCATGTTCTATATTTAAACTCATGAAGGCAAAATTTAGTGATTCAACCATTTTACCGGCATCATACACTAAATTAGAGTCATTATATCTTCTTACCTGAACGAAGTGAGTTGGTAGGAATCCAAATTCATCGGCATGAACTGATTCACGATATCTTTCTTCTGAAACTTCGTACTCTTGAAATACACATGGAATGGAATCTGCCAATACTAAGTCTTGTATTGTTTTTTTTGTCAATTCATTCACATGTTTTTTGTATCCAAAATGTCTGATAAAATACTTACCCTGTTTTGAATGACCTGTGTGAGATGGTATACCATCACGATACATAGTGAACTTAGTGGCACCAACACCCCAATAAGATGTAGTGGTGGTATTAGTTCCAGGTATGTCACCATATCCTATCCCTTTTCTTAGATGAGTTTCCCAATCTAAAAAATCACCATTGTTACCAAAAAATATTTTATCATCCTTAAAGAAAAAACCTTGTTTTGAAGCTCTGGCATCTTTTCCATTATGAGCAGGCTCATCGGCAAAGTTATCACCTGTAATATCTCTATTACCTCTTCTGTCAAGTTCTCTCTTAAAATCATTTTGTGTGATCTCATGTGTATGACCTTCGATCTTATTGTTATCATTATTCATAATAATATTCCTGTTACTTAATTTAGTTATCATATTATCGGCTGAGTTCTCATTTATGTTATAACCTATCATTATATCTTTCAACAATGACATATGGTGTAAGTTTGAAAAGTCTGGATTAGAATCACTGTAAGTTTCATATAACTGATGTTGCCAATCATTAAATACAGTAAGAACATCTGTATTTTTCTCCTTGTTCTTGTTGTACCATTTTCTCTGGCGCTCTCGGTTTGCTTTTTTTGTTTCTTCCGTTGACTTTGATAACTTATTCATTTCGATTAC